CCGGATGGAAGGCCGACTACATGGAATACATGACCAAGGCGAACGAGCCTCTGCCGGATGGCCCGTGGCCGAGATGATTGCTCTCGGACAGTCCGTCCTGGCGACCGACAACAAGGAGCTCGAGGCCAAGCGGATCGGAACGTTCATGTACGTCACCAATGACCTCTTGGAGGACACCACCGAGGACGTGGGTCTGGACGTCTTTGACCTCATCTTCACCGTCCTGACCGAGCAGATCGGCAAGAAGGTCGACCTGACACTCTGGCAGGGCGACACCGGAGGCGACCACACCTACATGGATGGCGTCACGGTCGACAGCAACTGCGGAAGCTACGAGCTGGCGGCTGGCGAGGTCAACTTCTCCGACATCGTTGGTCGTGACCTGAGGTTCATGATTGCTCAGGTCCCGCCCGAACAGCGGGCCGGATGTGCCTTCTTCATGTGCTCAGACGCGGCGGTCTACGTTGACACCCTCGAGGACGACAACGGCAACCCCATCTACCGAGCCCCTGCAGGCGACAAGCCCGCCACGCTGTATGGCTATCCTTATCACGAAACGACCTACTTCCCCGACAATGACGGTGAGGATGCCAAATCTCTGCTCGCCTACGGCAGTCTGAGCAAAAACTGTCTGTTCGGCGTCCGCAACGAGATTCGGATAGAGAGCACCAAGGTCTTGAAGCTTCTGGAGAACATGACTACGGTGAAGATCGAGGCCAAGTTCGCCATGATGCTGCCGCATCCGTCACGGTGGATTAACCTGCTCTCGAACGCCTCGTAACCTTCCGGGGAGCCCGGCCCTCCCCGACCTTTCTGACATAGGAGACATTACCGATGGCTGATGACCAGAGAAAGATTGATCGTGCCCTGTGGAAGCATGGGCTGAAGGTCCGGAACGCAATCAACAGGTTCTGGCGAGAGTCGAAGGCGACAGGTCAGCCCAAGAACCCTCTGACCCAAGAACAGGGAGCCAAAGCCCTGGCGACCATCGTGGGGAAGAAGTTCTCGGGCAAGCCCAAGCCTGAGCGTTTCAAGTCCGGCCTCGGCACCCCGGGTCCGGCCCGCAAGAAGCCCTCCCCGAAAAAGTCGACCGCAGAGAAGAAGGCCGAGAAGAAGGTGGGGGCCAAGGGTGTGAAGGGCGCTCTGACCACGAAAGACGTCAAGGCAACCCCGGTCACCAAGAAGCCCGAGAAGAAGACCTGACCTCTCAAGGAAAACCGCCACAGGGCGGGCGTAGCCGGACTTTCTCGCAGTAGGGTATGTCCTACTATTAAAAGCTGTCTTTTCCCACCACCGCCCGCCTCAGGCAGCCCTGTGCAATCATAGGAGGAGACCCGTGATTAGAGGCCGAAAGGACAGAATGGCCCGAAATCAGGTCACCAAACGAGGAGACAGACCGATGGCAGGAGAAAAAACAGGAAGGGAGACGTGGGCGATCCGGCTCCACAAGCTCCTGATTCTGGCTCACCAGGGGCTCGGACTGACAGGTAAGGCGCCCTCTCGAGAGGAGGCGGCTACCGCACTGGACGAGCTTCTGGATAAGCCGAGAACCAAGACCTCTGGCACAAAGGCGGGCGCCCATGGTAAAGGTAAAAAGGTCTGAGACCAGAGAGGCCTATGACCTCATCACCAGAGAGGAAGCGAAGGCCGGATGTGGCATCCCCGAACCTGAGACGGCGCACCCAGACGACGAGGAGTTCGACCGCCTTGTCCATCGCTGTTCGTCCCTGATAGCCGAGTGGTGCAATCGGGATTTCGAGTTTTCGACCTACATCGACAAGTTCTCATCAGACGGCTACCGGGAGGACCTGCGGGTCAAGAATCCGCCCATAGCGACAGCAGACCCAACCGCTCAGGTGTGGGTCGACTATGACCACGAGTGGGGAGACGACACCGAGCTTGACATCAATGAGGACTATGAGATTGACTATGAGCGAGGCGTCATTTTCTTCTACACGCCGATCGAGCAGGGCATCCTTCACATCAAGGTCAGCTACAAAGGCGGATATGAGTCCATTCCGGACGGGCTGAAGGCAGCCTGCGTTCATCTGGTCGCCTATCTCTATCACAAGAGCAATGAGCAGTCGCACGACCTGACGAACATTAACTCTCCCGGGTGGAGCCTGGGCCTTCGCACCAATCTGCCGGAAGAAATCTGGATGATGATTTCGCCATGGGTGGTGGACTGATGCCGATAAAGATAATGCCCGAGGGAGAGGAGTTCATGAGGCGACTCAACCGCTCTCATCTCCTGTTCCCAAAAAAGGCTGAACGCTATCTCAGGTGGGCGGTTCATCGGGCCAAGGAATTGACCGTCGAGAACCTAAAGGGGAAGGTTCTGTCGAAAAAGACAGGACGTCTGGCCGGGAGCATCCGAGAGAAGGTGGACGCTCGCAAGGCGGGCAGAATCGTGGGGCTCATCTGGACCGATGTGGTCTATGCCCCGGCGCACGAATATGGAGCCAAGATCAAACATCCCGGCTCACAAGCCCGCAAAGCGAAGGCCCTGCATTTCACATACAAGGGGAAAGAGGTCTTTTGTAAGTCCACCAGACCGCATTCCATAACGCTCAAGCCACGGCCATTCATGAGGCCAGCGGCGAGACAGGCAATCCGAGATGGGCTTGACAAGATCCAGAACACTTGGTGGGAAAAGCGATGACCGACGTTCGTGAATCAATCGTAGCTGACATCGTGACCACTCTGCAGGGCATCACCGAGGACAACGGCTATAACTGCACTGTGGAGACGGTCAGCCGTCAGCAGATTTTGCTCCCGAAGCTCTCTGCCGGACTCACTCCGGCTGTGTTCGTGGGCGACCCCCGGGTCACCCCGGAGCTCCGGAGCAACGACTATCACGGCTTCTTGATGGAGATAATTCTCAGGGGAATCTGGCGGGCGAGAAACGCCGAGTCCAAGATGCACTATCTTGCACATGACATCTTGACGGCACTCATGGTCGACCCGCACCGGGGGCTTGACGCTGTCGGGTTCACTGAGGTCATAGACGTGACTGGCTCGGAGGAGCGCAACTGTGGCATTGTCGACATCACTCTGAATATCTATTGGACGGAGGAGATTCCATGAGAAGGCGAGCTATCGGATTGGGCGTGGCCGGTGCCGTGGCGGTCGCCATAGGCATCCTTTCCATGGGGGCGACTCCGAACAGCCCGCCCACGACCATTTTCAATGACTATCTGGAGGACCAGTATGGAAATGGCATGGACGGTTGGTGGGTCGGTGCTTACCGGGACACTGGGGACGCCGTTGGCGACACCGTTCTCATGGCCTCTGACACCACTGGCGAGATCGGGGGCTACTTCTTGGACGGTCTGGTCTCTGGATATTACCTCATCATGGTCTATGATACGGTTTTCGGAGCCGACTCCATCGCTCTTGAGCAAGAGGTCATCATTAACGTGCCGTTGGACGGCGACGTCCACATTGGGGATCTAGGCGACACTCTATGGTTCAATGTGGCAAAAGGAGAGGTCATAGACGCCGAACTTGTCGGGGATGTCGGAGATGTCGACTTTGCCGATTCATCCCGGGCGTCCTGGCGGTCAGATTGGGGGCTGACAGCCACGGAGTGCACCTCTTGGGTCGAGGCCACAGACAGTTTGGATGTCGTCCGTGGTGCACTCAATGACACGGCCTCAGCTATCAGGGGCGATGTGCTTTCGGTGGACGTGCTCAACGATTCTTGCTCAGCCATTCGGGACGATTTTCCGCCCGATCTGACAACGGCACTGGATGATTCATGTGCAGAAATCCGGGGCGACTTCCCTCCAGATTTGACAACAGCACTGGACGACACGGCATCAGCGATTCGGGGAGACGTCGTTGCAAACGGCACCCTTGATGACAGCACGGCGGCTGTCCGGGCTGACTTCCCCGATGATGTCACGAACGCAGACTACTCCGACAGTTCAGGAACGGCGAACGATGCCGACCAAGCCGACCATGCCCTGACGGCAGACTCAAGCGCAACCAACTTCCGAGTGGACGGCGAACTTTCGGTAGACGGCGGTCCCTTCGTTGGCGGTGACCTTTCCGACACTGAGGCGACAGGCACCTATGCGTTCTCCTGGGGCGACCAGAACGTGGTGAGTTCGGCTGACTATGCCGTTTGTCTCGGCGGGCTTTGGAATACGGTCAACAGCACTGGGGGCGTTGCTCTTGGAGGTCAGGTCGGCGTGATCACAAGCACGTTTGGGTCGATTATTGCTGGCAGTTATGATACGGTGAGTGCCGAGCAAGGGACGGTCATTGGGGCGAAGGATTCAGAATCAGGCGGGGCCAGAAGCGTCGTCATTGGGGGGGAGCTGAACGACATCAATGGCGGGACCGAAAATGTTATCATCGGAGGCGAAGCCCATAACATCCCCGGGACGACCGTCGACTATGGGGTCATTGTCGGAGGCGTTGGGAATTCGGTCCAAAATGACGGGGCGGTTGTTGTCGGAGGTGGAGACAATCACGCCACCGGAGGCAACTCCTGTGTGGTCGGAGGCTCGAGCAATCAAGCGACCGGGAGCAACACGGTGGCGATGGGGCATGATGCAGTCGCCGGAGGCGACAACACCTTCGCATGGTGCGCCAACGAACCGAAGGATGAGCGGGCAACCTTCGGAACACTGCTCATAGGCAGGGACTCTCTCATTATTTCTGACACTGCGACGATTATACCGACCTCAACTCAAAACTATAAGATATACACCGAAGGGTCTATCTGGGCCACCGAGTATATGGTCGCCGGGGCAACG